TTCAAGAATCATTTTTTTTTGTCTTTCTGTAATTAATATCTTCATTAGTTCTTTCTAGAGTCTTTGAACCCTCTTTTTAGTTTATCATTATATGCTCCCGACACAACCATTAAAAAATCAAGTTTTTTATAATCAATATTCGGATGTCTACGTTGGAATATGTTACTAACTCTTTGTGTAACCCAATTTTCATATACCCCGAAATTGTCGGGTTTATTACCTGGACCACCACTTTTAATATCATTATTTAAGTGGTGAATAGTGTAATCAACAAGGTCACTTATTTCATCTACTCTTCTTAATACTTCTAGTTGAGATTCAGTTATTAGTATTTTCATTATAATCCTCTAAACTCATTATTCACAACCGCAGACGCCATAATCGTTCTATAGAACGGTCTGTAACCCGCATATGTGTGTTTATTATCCGAAATTACCCTTCCATCGTTGTTCACCGTATAATATCTAACTCTATCCTCAGTTTCATAGTATCCAATATAATCACCGAAACTAATATCAATACCCAACTCATCTAACTGTTTTTGATAAACAGAAACTTTTAAATTACCTGGCTCAAACTGTTCAATTTTAGAACTACCTAAGTTTTTATTCTCAGGGGCCATAATCTGAACATGTCCTTTAAATTCAATAGGGGGTAAAAATTTAATACCATCACTTACAGTTTCTCCGTAAACGCTATCCGTCTTTGTTTTTTGTCTATCTACTCTATATAACACCAATGTGAAGTTCATATCACCATATAACCATTCTTCACCAAGAGATACATCTAAAAAAAAAATCTTCTTCTGAGAAGAATTTTGATAATCTATTTATTGGAACTTTTGTATTATTTGACATATAATTTATGTTTTTTTATGAATTTATGTATTATTTTATTACTACACCCGTGTTTATTTCCTATTTGAATGTAATTTAAACCACTATTTAAATAAGTTATTATATTATTTTTATTTAAATTATAAATGTTGGATTTATCTTTATATATTTTAAATCCTCTAAGTTTCTTATTAATTGTGTTTATCGCACAATTATATAATGAACTTATTTCCTTAACAGTTTTATTTTGAATAATAAAAAGATTGTATAACTCATCTTCAGTAATGTCATATTTAAAATTTGGATTATTTTTTCCTCCAAATCCCCCATTTTCTTTTAATGTTTGTTTTATTTTATCCTTAGTTTCCGGAGTGTGGGTTTTTCCAAAAAATGGATTTTTTTCTCCGGATATATTACGACAAGACATACAAGTATTTCTTCCAAAACTTTTTTTATTATTACATTTACAATTTTGTTTGGAAATACCTCCCTTCCAATTAGGGTTGTTTTCACCCTTTGAATTATCACACATTTTTTTTCTAACTTTTTCAGACCACTCATGGTTAGACCATAGTTGTTTAAGTAAAACTTTTCTTTTTAATTTTTGTTCTTCCGTCATTTTTTTACCTTTATGAGTTAAAGATATTTTATTTCTTGATTCAGAAGTGTGTGTTTTACCAAACATTGGATTTATATCTCCTCCATCAGAAATATTATATAAATCAATTTTTAAATCTCTAAATTTTTTAATTTCATTAATTTCCGATTGTAATAACTCTTCATACGTTTCACATTCTTTAATTAATTTAATAACCGGTTTTTTATTATTAATATTTAATTCTTTAAACCATTTAGATATAAAATAATTTGTTGGATTTTTTAAATGTTGGGATAGTCTTTTTTTTAAACCATTTTTGGTTATACCAACATATCTGACTTCATCAGTGTCAGGTTCGCATAAATAATATAACTGAAAGTTGTTCATATATTGATAAATATTAAAAGATTCATTATTGTTAGGTAAAACATTAATCTTTGGATAATATAAACACAGGAAGTACAATCAATTTGATTGAACAAAAAGCGTTGTCGATACTTGACACGTATTCAGGTGCAAATAATTATATTCTGAAATTAAAATTTCAAAAGGAAACTAACAAAAAGTTTTACCCCACAAGAGCACAATCTGAATACATTATAAATTTTCATGAAACCTCACCTAAGGTTGCAAAAAAATGGGTTGATTTAGACCCCTATTTTGCAAAGAAAATCGCCGATGAAAAATTATACACCGAAATCCCTAAAGAAGTTTGGGTTGAAAAACTTTTGGTTGAAAAAGAAAAATACTACCATGTTTGGGGAAAAGTTCTTTCAGGAGAAACTATTCATGACTTTTGGTTACCTAAAGGCGCGTTACTTAAAACTCATAAGACAGAAAAGGTAGAAATAGATTATTCAAAATATAATCACCGACCACCACTTAATCATCAAAAAGATGCGATAGAAAAGTTGGCAGGGTCAAAACGTTTTATTTTAGCTGATGATATGGGATTGGGTAAGACCACGTCAACAATCATTGCCGCGTTAGAAACAAAAGTTAAAAAAATATTAATTATTTGTCCTGCATCATTAAAAATTAATTGGCAACGAGAAATTGAGAATTATACGGATAGAAGTGTTTATATTGCGGAAGGGAAACACTTCTCAACAGAACACGATTTTGTAATTGTTAATTACGACATCCTAAAGAATTTTTACGATTTAAAAGATAAGGAAAATTCTCTAATTACCAAAAGTAATTTTGAATTAATCGTAATTGATGAGGCTCATTATATTCAGAACGGTCAAGCTCAAAGAACTAAATTAGTTAATAGTTTTGTAAAAAAGGTAGACAAACTTTGGTTGTTAACAGGAACACCAATGACTTCACGACCAATGAATTACTACAATCTATTGCACCTAATAGAAAGTCCCGTCGCTCAGAATTGGATGGCATACGCGATTCGTTATTGTCAAGGATATCAGTTCAAAGCAGGTAACCGTAAGATTTGGAATGTTAGTGGGGCGTCTAATTTAGAAGAGTTAAGAGATAGGACTTCCAGACAAGTTTTACGAAGATTAAAAACAGAGGTGTTAGATTTACCTGACAAAATCATTTCACCAATTTACTTGAGATTAAAATCAAAATTATATGAAGGCCTGATGGGGGAGTATTATGATTGGTATAAAAATAAAAAAGAAGAGTCCTCATCATTAACCGTGCAATTTTCTAAACTAATGAAAGTTAGACAAGTCATTGCCGAAGAAAAAATAAATGATACAATTGAGCTAGCTCAAAACATTATTGACCAAGATAAGAAAGTCATAATTTTCACAAATTTTACAGATACATTACAAAAAATACATAGTCACTTTGGGAAACAATCCGTTTATTTAGACGGGTCTTGTACTAAACCACAAAGACAATATTCCGTTGACCAATTCCAAGAGAACGACAAAATAAAAGTCTTTGTTGGAAACTTAAGGGCCGCAGGGGTTGGTATTACATTAACTGCTGGTGAAGCGGTTATTATGAACGATTTATCGTTTGTTCCATCGGACCACGACCAAGCTCAAGACAGGGCATATCGTTATGGACAAAAAAATAGTGTCTCAGTTTATTACCCAATTTTTGAAAATACTATCGAGGGAGTAATCTACGATATGTTATCTAAAAAGAAGAATATTATCGATACCGTAATGGGTGATAACATCGAAGACAAGGGTGATTTTGTTGAGTTGTTAATGAACAAGATTAATAATGTGAGTTAGTTTCATATTTATATAATATGAAAAAAATACAAGAAAAGATTAACATAATTACAGAACAGTTAATCGTAGAGGAAAAAAAAGACAACCAAAAACTTTTTTTGACTGAAATGAAAAAAATAGGAATTGAAAAATTACCTTACGCCTATTCATCCCTTAAACAGTTTATTGACGCGGAAACAATGGAGTACCATTATAACAAACATTATAAAGGTTACGTTGACAAATTAAATTCTGCACTATCAAAAAAAGACTATGGTGATTTAGAGTTAGAAGACATTATCAAATCAATTGGTAAGTACGATAAAACAATAAGAAATAATGCAGGTGGAGCATTTAACCACGCATTATTTTGGAAGAT